CAATGCAGAAAGGTTGGCATACAAGATGGTATTATCCAGAGTGGGATGCAGAATTAAATCTTTGGTTTGTTATGGATAAAGAGGGTAACAAATGTTATACTCAAGATGATATTCCAAGTTATGTTGCAGATGAATTAAATACAGACTAATGAATGGACAAATATTAAGTAATAACAAAAGACAATTCATTCCAAAAACAGAATTTGATTTTTATCAAAGATTAGAAGCCAAACTATTAGGACAACAACAAATGGAGTGGGATGATTTTCTAAGTAGGTTTTATAAAAGAGAGGGTAAAATAATGTTTAAGGATGAACAAGTACATACTACAGAAATTAAAGTGGACTAATTTAGGATCGTTTACAACGAGTTATAAAATTAGACCAAGATATGAAATTTATTATAGAAAGGCAGATAAACCAATTTGTTATAGAGAAGAACATATTTATTCTATTGTTGAATATGGTTATGATGGTTTACCTGATGATGGTGAGTGTGTGGTTTTTCCAAGTAAAGTAGAAAAGAAAGATGTTATTAGATGGTTTATGGAAGATATTACTATGATAAATCAAGACGTAATAGATTGGAATGAATAAGTATATACTTCAGAAATTAGCAACAGAAAATAAATTATCTGTTAAGCATGTAGAAGAAATTATTGATGGATTTTACAGAGGGTTAAGGTATTACATAGAAAGACCAGAAGAAACTAAGGGTGGTATATTAATCACCAATTATTTTAAATTTCATATAGACCTTCACAGAGAGATGAGGGATATAGAAAAATCATTAACAAACAGAAGGGAACCTAAAAGAATGGATGTGTTCCTGAATTTAATTAAATATAACAAGAAAAAGTTATCAAAAAGAGATTATGAAAGACAGATCAAAATCCAAACAAACTATGAACAGTTTGTTACCAAAGAGTCCAATGAACTTACAACAAGCCAAGACTGAAAGTAATTTACAAGAATTTAAATATTCTATGGAATATGCTGAACAGGCTAAAACTTACAATCAGAATGTTGAAGTATTAGATGAATCTTACAAAGCAATTAAACCTAATCATCAATTGATTGTTAGATGTTTTTTAATTGAACCTAAAGTTTCAGAAACAGGTTTAGTGACTCCATTTAAAGAGGTATTACAAGTACCTACTCAATCAGGTGTTGGAACTCACAGAGAGTTTGAAACTGATTGGCCTTATGCTACTAAAGGTGTTGTAGTATCTACTCCTATTCAGTCATTTAAGGTTGGTGATATTGTACAATTATCTCCTAGAGCAGTACAAGTTGCTTTGAAAGGTGCTGGTAATAATGCACAAGTATTAATTGCTAATGGATTTATGCACGTTGATTCAGGATTATTTAGTCCTCCTAAAGATGTTACTAGTCCTCACTATGGTTATATATTAGTTGCTCCTGCTGAAATTCAAGCCGTATATCCTAAACAAGATGTCTAATATATATCAGTACATTATAGGTCAAACAAGATACATTCTATATAAAATTAATCCTAAGTTAATCCCATTACATATTAGAGAGCAGGTTGGTGAAAGACAATCAGCCTGTTCTCCAGTATGTTTATATGAAGCAAGATGTTGTGGTTGTAAAGCACCTAATGTATTCTTTGCACCTAAAGGATGTAGGTTTAATTCTTATCCTGCTCTTATGAATAAAGATAAGTGGTATAGATATAAATGGCTTTATTCTGAAAGAATGGCTTTATTACAAGTAGTTTTTAATGAATTAAATGAATGGCCGTTTAGTATTAATGTATTTTACATTATGAGAATGCCTTTATATGATTTGTTTACATGGAGAGATAAGTATAAATTTACAGTAACAGAAGTTACTGATGGAGATGATTTTAAAGAAGAAGTATCTGGTGAATTTGACTTTAGTAAATTAAATAATTATGTGGAATAAAATAGAACATGATTTTGGTAATATAAAAGCCGGATCTACTATACAATATACATTTGAGAATGATGGTTCAAAGATTATTAGAGAGACTAATCCAAGTTGTAACTGTATATCTATCTACCATAAGAATAATACATTAAGAGTTGTATGGAAGGTTAGAGATGATGTTAAAGAATCTTATGAGTCATTTAAGTATGTGTATATAGTATATCAAGGTGGGGAGATGGAAATGTTAACATTAAAAGCAACATTAATTCCATGAAATTAGATAAAAAGAATACTTGGTATAAATATGGTGGCATGGCTCATATTGAGTTTGATGATGGTACACAGTTGTCTGCTATTGCTGATCCTTATGATTATCCTAATTGGGATGAAATACCTGATGGTGAAATACCGGGACAGGATACTAAACAGTTAATGGAAGATTGGAAAGAAACATTAAAAAAGGCTGAAATGAAGTTCTTTGATTTTGGATTAGATATAAACCAAGATATACCAAAATGATTACAGGGTTTGTTAATATTACTAAAACAATGAATGGTGAAGAGAATTTTTGGGAATTAAATCCCCACATGATTCATGTGTCACCATTTGCTGATTTATATACAAGAGATAAGAGTAAGAATAAAGAACAATCTTCTAGAGATATGTGGTGTGTAGTATGGATGATTGATCCTGATGAAGAGATTAATAAATACTATAGAATACCCAAAGATCAAAGGTTAGATGTATGTAAGTCATACAATCCTAAGTTTGATCCAGAAGATTTAGATATTGAGGATTGTATGAATCAATATCCATATTTATGTATGTCTGCTGATGAGTTGGCATATAAACAACAGAAAGATCAATTAATAGAGATTAGTCAATTCTTGGCTAAACAAGAAATTACGATGGAAACACCGTTAGAATTGGTAGAAAAGATAATTAAACTCAAAGGTTTGTTACCTAAAATTTATACAGACTTTGAGAAAATAGAAAAATCATTTATAAAAACAAAAGCCTCTACTAGAGTATTTGGACAGAGAAGTTTAAATATGAGAGAAAGGGGTGACTTAATGCCTGATGAATAGTTATAGACTTGAGTTACAAAAAGGATATGAAGATTTAGAGAACTTTGAGTTTTTTACTCTTTATTTTGGTAAAGAAACAACTATTTCCGAACGTTGTAAATTATTACTGTTTTTTAGAGAACAAAAGATAAGTGTTTTTTATAATCGTAAAACTTATGTAGCAACAATGTCTGGAAGATCAAGACAGGAAAATGATGAATATTGCATTACACTTGGATGCAAATTAATACAATAAATAAAAATGAATAGACAATTAGAAATTCTCCAAGAACTGATTAGTATTGGAGTTATAGTACCTGAACCTATATTGGTTGGTACAGAATATATTTACAACATTGATGTAAGTCATTGCACTGATGCTGCAAGATTAGATATTTTACTTAATGAGTTAATGTCCTTACAAAAACAAGTATAATGAATAAGGGATTTACTATTCCTGCAACTATTTATCCTGTTCCTATTCATATATATTATGGTGAAGAAAGTAAAGCACATAAGTTCTTTAAAAAGACTTTAGATAAAAGAGATAAGGATAGTATTAAAAAGTTTTTTACAGGAAGTTATAATGCTAGAACTTGTAGAACTACTTATAGTGGAATTGCTTTACATTTTAAAGGATTAAGATCAGGATTAATAGCACATGAGATGTTTCACTGTGTAGAGTTTGTAATGAATAAAATTGGTACAATTCACTGTGATGAAACATCAGAATCATTTGCTTATTATTTAGATTATTTAGTTGAACAAGTACATAAAGAATTATTAGAATGATAACAAATATAGATATTCTTAAAAAAGATTTAATTAGAATTGAAAATCTTAAATCTTTTTTAGTAGATATTCCTAGAATTCATCCTGATAATCCTAAGTATCTAACTTTATGGAAGCAATATAATAAATGGTGTATAGAAGGCTTTTGGGCTTTTGATAATGGGGGTTGGAGGTTTATGCCACCTACCCTCTTTTTCTATGGTAATTTCTTTAAGATTGAGATAGAGCAAGAAAAGATTAGAAAGTTTACTAAGCCTTTTGTTAGAGATTTAGATTGGCATATTCACTATAGTTATTTAGAATGTCAGGGTTTTTCAGGATTTAAGAATGATGATAAATATTCTTCTGATAGAGCATTAAATAGTCCTACATTATATAAGAAATTAGAAAAGTCAGGTAAACCTGTTGAGAGACAAAGGTTTAATGATATGCACTCATCTGATGGTACTAGAAAGAAGTATGTTAGACCAAGAGATTTAATTAGAAGATTACATGATGGTGATTTAGGTTATCCATTATATTGGAATCCTGCACAGAACTTAATCCTATTTGGTAGTCGTGGTGGTGGCAAGAGTTATTCTATAGCAGGAATTACTGCACAAGTAATGACCTTTGATGGTATTAAGAGGTTTGATAAAGAGACTTTCTTAAATCCACCTACGGCTAAAGTATCTATTGGTGCTGCTATTACAGATAAGAGTTCTGAATTAATTACTAAGGTTGTTGATGGGTTAGGATTTTTATCTACAGAGAAAGATTTAGGTGTATGGGGAGATCCAGAGGATGATGAATATTTACCCAATCCATTTTCTAGGAATTGGGAAGGTGATGTAAAACCGGGTAATAAGAAAAATCCTTATAGATATACTTATAAGGTAGAAACTAAAGCAGGATGGAAACCTAGAGGTACTAAGACAGCATTGTTTCATGTTAACTATTCTGATAAGAAACAGGATGGTGCTCAAGCAGGTGCGGGTGGTCGTGTTAATCTTTCAGTATATGAGGAAGTAGGTTTAATGCCTAACTTTAAGGAAGCATTATTTAGTAATATTCCTACTGTTAGTAATGATGGTGAGCAGTATGGTGTACAGGTAGCATTAGGTACTTCTGGTAATATTGATTTGGTTCAACAATCCAAGCAAGTATTTAATAATCCTCAAGACTATAATTTCTTAGCATTTGAGAATATTTGGGAAGATGATGAACATGCAAGACATATTGGTTTATTCTTACCTGCTTATTTAGCAGATTCAGATTTTAAGGATGAGAATGGTAATACTGATATTGAGGCTGCTTTAGAGCACTATTATGAAAGAAGATTAGAAGAATCACAAAAGAAAGATCCTTCTGCTATTTACAATGAGAAGATGAACTATCCGTTAGTTCCTTCTGATATGTGGATTAGTAATAAAGGTTCTTATTTTCCTCAAATGGAATTAATAGAAAGGGAGAGAGAATTACTTAAAGATCATACTTATAGAACTATTGGTAGACCATCTAAATTGATTTGGGATGCTGAATCTTTTAATGGTGTTAAGGTAGAAGTTAATCAAGATGATGAACCTTTTTATGAGTTTCCATTTGATAGGTCTATGAGTTCTATTAAGGGATGTCCTTTAATATTTCATGAACCAGAGACTATAAAATCTAGTATTCCATCTGATATGTATCTATTTACTTTAGATCCTTATGTTTCTGATAATATAGATGAAGGTGGATCGGTAGGCGCTTTTTATGGATTTTTAAATCCAAAGTATTGGAAGGAAGGAATTAAGCAAACAATGGTTTGTTCTTATGTAGGTAAACCATCAGAGGGTAAGGATAGGTTCTATGAAACTTGTGAAAAGTTAATACAGTATTATGGTAACTGTCCTAGATCATTCTGGTATGAGGCTAATAGAGGTGATTCTGTAAAGGGTTATTTCTTAAAGAAGAATAAATTATATTTATTAGCATTAGAGCCTACAAAAGAAAAGGGTTCTAATATATATGCTAAGAAGGTTCAGAATTATGGTGTTCGAGTTAATTCAAGAACAGATAAGATTGAAATGATAGATGATACATCAGAATGGTTATTAAGCCACTGTTATGATGATAAGAGGGTAGTAGAAACTATTCCAGATATATTTTTTGTTAGACAGGCTATTCAATTTAATTTAGAGCCGGGATCTAACTTTGATGCTGTATCTTCTGTTATTATATATCCTTTAGCATTAAAGGAATTACAGCATATTGTTGAATCAGAATATCAAAAAAAGAATAAACATAATCCATTGGCAGGATTGTCAATGAATGTAAACATCTTTAAACAAGATAGGTTTGAAGAATTTAAAAAAAGATATGAACACACGATTAGAGAATAATACAGATAGTATTAATAATGTCCTTGAGGGTATTAAGGAAGCAGCAAAAATTATAACATCTACTATGGGTGGTACAGGTAAAAATGTATTGATCTTTGAGAATGGTGATTTACATTTTACAAAAGACGGTGTTTCTGTAGCAAAGAAAATTAAATTTACAAATAAAGAAAAGGATGCTGGTGCTCAACTATTAATTAATGCTGCTAATAATACAGTATTGCAATGTGGTGATGGTACTACTCTTACTAGTCTATTAGTAAATGAATTTGTTCAAAGGTTATTTGAAGAAATTAAAGATAAACCTGTTAATGATGTTTTAGATTATACTAAGAATAAAGTACAAGAAGTCATTGAGAAAATTAAAGAACAGTCTGTTCAAGTTGAATCATATGAAGAGATTTATAAGATTGCATTAACTTCTTGTAAGTCTGAAAGTATTGCTAGGTTAATTGAATCTGTTTATAGAAAAACAGGGTTTAATGCTTCTATATCGGTAGAGCATTCAGAGAATCTTAATAAGACTTATCCTGAAATTACAAATGGTTTAACATTTGATTCTGGTCTTATTAATAATGGATTCTCTAATCAGGAGAATGGTAATTGTTCATTTGAAAAACCAGAGATTCATGTATTTGATGAAGTATTAAGTGATACTGAAGAATTTCAAAAAGTTGCTGATTATTATAATGAGAAAAAGATACCTTTAGTTATTTTAGCGCCTGATTATTCTGATGGTTTTATTAGATGGGCATTATTCAATAAGATCAATAAGAACTTTCAAATCTGTTTATTAAAACTTCCGGGATATGGTTATTCTGTTAGTGAGAATATTAAAGATTTAAAAGCATTCTTAAATGGTAATTCTGCTAATAAGATTACTATTACTCCAATGGATTTTACTGTTTATAATAATCCCGATAAAAAGAAAATTAGGAATAGGGTTAAGCAATTAACATCTAGAATGGAAGTTGAGGTAGAAGATTTTGTTGTTATAGATTATCAGAAAAGAATCCATAGACTTAATCAGACTGCTGCTATTATCTATGTTGGTGGAGTTACAAGAAAGACTGCTGATGAAGAGTATGATAGAATTGAGGATGCTGTAGGTGCTTGTAAGTCTGCATTAGTTGAGGGTTATGTTGAAGGTCAGGGTATTTCATTAATGAAATTAGACCTTGAGTGTGAAGATTGGTTTAGAGATATTTTGAAATCACCATATTTTACAATTCTTGGGAATGCTAGATTAACAGCACCTAAAGAATTAATTCCTTATAATGTAAGGACAAGACAATATGATACTAATTTAGTTGATCCTTCTTTAGTATTAATTAAGGCGCTTGAAAATAGTTTTGCTTTAGCAGAACTTTTAATAAATACAAGTTATACACTACATGATTAAAATTAAATTAAAAATACCAGAATCTCAAAAGTTTGAGAAGGAAGGTGAATGGTTTAAAGAAATGATAAACCATTATATTCCTTTTCAGTTACCTTATCATGAAGATTATGAGGTAATGAGCAATTCATACAAAGTTGTGAATAATGATTTATCTGGTTTTAGAAGTCAACTACAAGCATTCTGTAATCCGTTAGGAGTTAATACAGGAGAAATTGAGGAAGAAGTATTACCTTATCCTGAATTAAGGAATAAGGTTAATATTTTAAAAGGTGAAATGTTATCAAGGAGAGACACATACCATGTTATGCTTTTATCATCCAAAGCAATTAAAGAAAAGGATGAACAACTTTTGAATGCTATTAAAGAGTCTGTTGATGAAAAGACTGCTATTGATATTCAAAAGATGGAATTACAGATGCAAGGAATGTCTCCTGAAGAAATTGAAAAGTTTACAGCAGATTTAAGAACAAAGAATGAGCCTGAAGATTTAGTAACAACTAATTTTATGTCTGATTCTGAAATATTCTATAATACTGCTATTAGGTATTGTGAATATAATCAAGATTTACAATCTAAAAAGGCAGATTCTTTTGAGGATGTTGTTGTTACTGATAGGGAATTTATTTATTCTGGATGGAGATATGGTAAACCTTATTTAGAGGTTAGAAATCCTTTAACTACTGGTTTTCATAAAAATCCTAATGAGAGATATGTTCAGCATTCTGATTGGGTATGGCACACTAAGGCTATTACTATTACAGAGGCTATTGAGATGTATGATTTAACAGAAGAACAGATTAATTTATTAGGTGTTTCTATTACTAAAGGTTTAAGTCATAAACATAATGTAATGGGAGGATCTGCTGAATCTGTGTGGGATCATTCTATTAAGCAGATGCAAATGGCTCAATTAAATCAGAATATCAGTAATGATAAGACTAAAGGTTTAAATCAAAGCCCGTTAAATGCTTTAAGGGCTTATACTGATTTAGTATGGGAAACTCATTTTGAGTTTAAGGCTTTTAAGGAATTAATCTTTCTATCTTATAGAGATGATTATAATAAACAAGTAATCATTCCTCTTTCTTCTGATTTTAAAATTCCCAAGACTGCTAAGAAAGAAAAGAAATTAAATAGATTTGATATTGAGACTACTTTTTATACTTGGTTTGATAAAACTTTAGGTAAAGAGTTTACTGCTGAAAGAATCTGGATTCCTAGGAAATATGAGATTGTTAGATTAGGTGGTTCTGTTTATCCTGTATTTAGAGAGGTTCCTTATCAATATACTAATGTTGAAGATCCGTATTCTACGTTTACATTAAGTACTTTTGGTGCTATATTTAATGCTAGAAATACTCATTCAGTATCTCTAATCCAACATGCTTTACAACCTTATTTCCAGTATTTGTATATTAAGCATGTACAAAATAAAGAGTTAAGTAAGTATCAAGGATTTATTCAGGATATTGATGTAGAGCAAATTCCAGATCAATTAGGTCAAGACTTGTATGGTAATGAGATTAGAGATAAAGTAGCATCTTGGTTAGCAACTCTTAAGAAAACTAATAGGAACTTCTATGCTGGTTCTCAAACTACTTTAGGTGGATTACCACCTTCTACAAGAAGTCCGGGATCATCTAGTCATATGATTGGTACTGCTATTGAGTTAATGAATCTTCAACAACTCTTAGAGTTAGTTAAGAGAGAAATATCTATGGCTATGGGTATATCTCCACAGAGAGAATCTAATTTTCAATCTGGTTCTAATGTATCAGATAATCAGCAAGCCATTACTCAATCTTATGCTATTACTGAACCATATTTCTTTATGCACAGTCAGATATGGAAGGCTGCTGTTAATGATTGGCTGATTAACTTTAGAACATTTTGTCAGACTCAATTTGAGGTACATAATCTTAAAGATTTATCATTTCAGTTTTGGTTGCCTGATAATACTCAACAAGTATTAAAGGTTACTCCTAAACATTTGAGTCATGCTGATATTGGTTTATTGTTAACTAATAGCACTGTTAATCAGAAATATGCTGATTTAATGATGCAACAAGTACAAGCATTTGCTCAAAATAGAGGTGAGGGTATTACAGCAGTAAGTCAATTGTTGTACGATATAGTTTCTGGAGTTTCTCCTATGGAGATCACAAAAAGAATTGCTATTGAAGAAGGTAAGATCCATGAAAGAGCAATGGAGTTACAAAAGATGCAGCAGGAAGCACAGGCACAGGCTCAACAGAAAGAAATTGATTTCCGTGAAGATTTACAAAGTCATGAAATTGAATTAGCAGTTATTAAGGAAGTAGAGAGAAGAACTACTGAAATTCAGAAAGCAACTATTTCTGCTTTAGGTTTTAGTGAAACTACTGACCAAGATAATAACAATATTCCAGATGTTATTGATGTTATGAATCATGGTTTAAAGGAAAAGGAATTGGAATTTAAGATCAAGGCTCAAAAAGATGATGTTAGATTAAAAGAAGAAAAGTTGGAGATTGATCGTAAAAAGGCTAATAAACCAACATCTAGTAAATAAATTAGTTTGATAATATGGTTATAGACGTGATTTTCTT